AACGTAATTTTCGGTAGTAGCAACTTGGAAAGCACTAGGAATTCCGTTTGCGTACCCCGCTCCACTTGAATATGCCATTTTTCTTGTTTTTTAAATGTTTAATAATTAATTGTTTAACGACCTATTAATTGTTTATTAATTTGGTCTTGTATGGACAATGGACTATCAGGATTAACTTTGCTTTCAGGAGTGTAAGATGGGTTTTTAATGTCTTTTATAACATCTTCTTTTCCACCAGACTTTCCTTGAGCATATGCACTTCTTACAATTGAATCTATGTTGTTTAAAATAGCCATTTCTTTAGCAAGTTTCGCAACATTTTCTGTTCCGTCTTTTTCTATATATCTATCCCAAAAACTTGTTAAATTCATACTTGTATCTTTAACATATTTTACAGTATCATCATTAACAGCAAACGTATACTTTTCTCCTTTATCATTTAAAGAAAACTCTACATTTTTAAAACCCTCAAGAGATTTGTTTACATTTTCAATCCACGCTTTTTGTGCAGCTTCAGATTCTGCTTTTTGTTTTTCATCCATCTTTGCAGCTTCTGGTAAAGCGTTTTCTTTTTGAAATTTTGTAAGTTCTCTTTTAGCTTCTGCTGATTTTTGTTTCAACTTTATTTTAGATAACCTTATTTCCTTATCCGTATATTCGTCTTCATCCAGCTTATATGTATCTGCGTAAAGCAAATTTATATCTTCATTATCTAAATCTGGGTTTTGAAATTTCATGTAATTTTTAACAAGATTTTCAGAATCCATATCTTCATAATTAGCTGTTTGAGTACGAAAGAAATCCTCCATTCTACCGCCTTTTGAAACATATTCATTTAATTTTTCTATCTGCTCGTTAGCAAAATTATTTTTTTCGGCAACAGGTTGCTCAGATAAAGCCGCATTTAACTCTTCATATGTTTTAAACTTACCGTCAGTCTTTTCGCTTAACATGTCGTTAAAACTAGGTTGAGTAACAACTTTTTCCTCACTAGGAGTATTATCTTTTGTTTCCTGAGGAATAACTTCTTCCTCTTTCAAAGAACTATTTGTTTCTTCTGTTGTTTCTGGTTTTACCTCTTCAACAGAAGTTTCTTCTGCTTTTACTTCTTCTTTTACTTCTTCTTTAGGTGCTTCTGTTTTAACCTCTTCGGTTTTAGGAGTTTCTTGTGTATCTATTTTAGCACCCATGCTTTTAGCTACTAGCTCCTCGAATCTATTTGTTGACATTTCTTAAATTTAAATTAAACTTGTGCAAATATACAAAAAAATTATGACATTTGCAATTATTTTATTTTTGTTCTAACCAAGTCAGAATCATCTTGAGATAAAGATATATGCTCGCTTTTTATATTACCCTGATATTCTAACTCTAATAATTTTCTTTTATGCTCTGCTTGAGCAAAGTTTTCTTTCATTTCAAACTCTGCTTTCATTTTTTCAATTTCAGCCTGAATATCCATTTGTTTAGCTTGAGCCTCCACTTGTGCTTTTGCTTGTATAGACATTTGTTGTTGTTGAGCATTAGCTTGAGAGTTGGCTAAAGCCATTTCTTTTAATTCTTTTTGATATTGTTTTCTTCTTAAAACTAACATTTGATTAGCAAGCTTTATATTTTTAATATTTCTAATCATTATAGAATCTTCAATTCTTAATTCTTTTTGCTGAATAGAAGCTTGTATATTTTGTTCTAAAAGAGCTTTTTCTTCTTCATCCGGCAAAGGCTCAATCATAATACCAAAATCTGCTAAAGTAACATCTTTTGTAACTTCTATTGCCTTCATGTTATATTCTCCAATAGCCTGAACATAACCTTTATACGGCCCAGAGTAAGAAACCAAATCTTGAACTCTTAAAGCAACGCTTTTAGATAGTTTTTTTGTAATGCTTAAAAAAGCCTGATTTAACCATCTTGTCGCATTGTTAGAAGCTAATAAAGCCATTTTTTGAACACCAACTAAAGATTCTTTATTAGGCTGCGAAGCATCTCTTACTTCATTTATACCGGTTACATCTATTAACTCTTGCAAAGCTCCTCCTATACCTCCTCTTAATTCTGTAATCGGATTTGGGTTTCCAGCTCTACCGTCATCCATTTGTAGTCTGTAGTAAAGATTACCAGTTTGTTGGTAAATATCTTGAACTTCAATAGGAGTAAAAGTACCACCATCTCCTTTTCCTACATTTTCAATAGCTCCCAACTCTATAGCAGAACCTTGAGGTTTTACTTTAGAAATTAAATGTTGTATTTTTAAATGTGCTAATTGTATTTGGTCTGCAAAAGGTATCATTCTTTCTACCATACCTTTATTATTCATGTTAATTATATTAGGAGCGTAAACAGCGTAAGGCATTAATGCTTTTGAAAGATTACTTTTAGGTCTTACTATATTTTCTGCCATACCATAATCAAATATAAAATCGGTTCCACATATCCATTTTCCTTTATAAATCATTTCTACATGAGATTTCATTTGCTCTCTTTTATACCTAGGACTTTTAGGAGGTTTATAGTTTGAGTCTTTTTTATTTACAGAAAAACCACCATATCTATTATTCTTTTTTTCATAGTTCATTGAGTCTGTGCACTTAAAAACACCATCAAGCAATGCCAGCTTGTATGTATCGTATTCACTTACTTCATAACCATTATAATTAATAGAACTTAAAGATAGTTTTGCAGGGTTTCCATGCTTACCTAAAACTGATAAAGCTATTTTTTCATACTCTTCTTCAGTAAACTGGTCTCCTGCCATTCTTTTTAAATCATGAATAGTAACGTATATTATTTCTCCAGCATACTCCATGTTTTTA